CACCAAACACGTTCACTAATCTCTTGTGGTGCCACTTTAATTCCGTCAAGCAAGGTCATCTTAACGCCTTCACGAAATCCTGCTCTCCATGCTTGAAAAGGACTTCCGGTAATATCAGTATCACTATAACATTCTTTAAATTGACGATAACCATCTTCCCAACAAAAGTCTACTTGAGCACGATCACTTTCACTAGCTTCATGAGTTTTCATATTGAGAATAAAATCTCGTTTCCATATTTTAAGTCCGCCATTACCGTAAAGTAAGCCATTAAGTTTGTTTTTTCCTAACCAGCTATATACCTGTATCTTAGGATTACTTGTATCAATGTCTAGATTAAAGAATTTAGGATTAACTATATTATCAGCGTCAACCGTGATAACCCATTCAGTTTCACTTAACTCAGCTGCTGCCTTATGTGCAGCATCACTACCCTTCACTCCGTGAACTCGTTTAGCCCAAGGAAGTTTATTGCATAAATCAGCATAATGCTTATCTGCATTGGGCTCGTCATAACTTAAAAATACAATGTCAAGTTCTATTGTTTTCATATTGTTTCAAATATATATTTGTCAAAAATTCGTCTTGTGTAAACACTAAATCTATTTGGCAAATCTAATGTAAATAATTTTGTATTTTCTGTAATATCGCCTGCCCTAATGCTTAACATATGAAGGAGGACATTGGGGTCGTTGTAATCAGTTACTAAAAAAATCATTTCAGTTGCACCGTCCCAAATAATATTATTTGAGTATTTGTTGCTCATTGAAAATATTAATGTACTATTTTTTGTATCATGTGAAATTGTGATATCAGGATCTTGCATATTTGACCACTTTTTATCTATTATTCTATGCAAGATATCATCAATCTTTATTAGACTATGAGTGGAAAATTTGTTTAATTTAACTAATTTCTTAGTTGGTAGATCAACCCTATAAGAAAATAAATTTTCCGCACCTGTGGACACTGCTGTAGCAATTTCTTCATCAATTTTTATCTTATTTGTATTATCAAATACCGCATGAGAAGGATATATTCCAATTAAAGATCCGTCATCTTTAAATGTTGCATAGTATTCAACGGTTTGATTGACTGGTAATTTGATCCACTCGTCAAAATCCATTAGTTCTTGTTCCATGCAATCTCCTCTAACATACTAACTATTTCGTCATTAACTAGATCTTTTTCAACATAATGCACAATATTATGTTGCTGATAATTTCCTATTTTTAATTTTCCTTGGATATTAAAATAAAAACCAGCATGTTCAGTGACTTTATCAGCAGTCCATGACCAATTTTGAACCATAGGTTTCATATGAACAATGTTAGGAAACGCTAGATCATAACTTACAATATCACTTATATCTAAAATCTTTGCACTCAAGGCAAACGCTTCATCTGTTCCAACAACTTTTGGTTTATGTTTTGTAAGATATAAATTACTAAACTCCAAAGGATTTTTTATAATATATCTACCTAGATTAAAAAATTCTGTTGCAATTTCAGATCCCTGTTTAAAAAAAGTAAACATAGAATATAAATTAGGAAGACCGTTCTTTGTAAATGTTTTTCTATAAAAATCATTTGTAATTGTTTCGCCTCTATAGGTCAATGCCTTTGAGGGAATATATAATTCACAATTTTCAATAAAGTAATCAATCCAGTGACTATGATCTCTAAGGAAAATCATATCTGCATCAAGACATACTGTATTTTCAAAAGGAGATAATTGATCCATCCAACTACGACCATCCCAATACGTTTCCTTATCCCAAGCAATAACATGATCAAAGACCCAAGGGCTTTTTAAATTGTCAACTAGTTGAGGATTGTCAATTACTAAAGCAACGTTATCATATCCTGGCTTCTGAGTATTTTTAATACTTAATGCAAGAGCATAGGCTAATTTAAGATAGTCTATATCTTTATTTGAAGCAACTACAATTAAATAACCAAAGTTCATATTAACTCCAGTAATTTTTCTTTATTTCTAATAATACTTTGTTTGTTCATAATATGAACATCAGATCCTTGTGTAGTTGCAGCCCAGAAATCTCCGCAATTGAGTGGTTTTTCAATTAGAAATGTCAATCGATTTTCGATTACATCATGCAAAATATCTTTGTCAAACACCGTTAGAATAGGAGGAAGAGTGTAAATAAATTCTGTTTCAAACCCGTTCATGATATGTTTAGCAATGCTGAATGAAATATCATTTCGATATTGTCTTGGATCAAATCTAAATAGGTCGGCATAATATCTGTAATTGTCTTTAATATAATCAACTAATTTAAAAAAGAATCTGCTTTCTTCATTTTTAGTAAACATCACTGTGGTAGCCCAAAACATATGAATCCCAGTTTCACTTACACGTTGATCTAATATACCACTACGGTCACCCGTTATGTCATTCATAGAATGTCCTAACATTACGCTACTATCTGTGTTCCAGTACTCATTTAGTTTGTTAGAAAAAATTAGATAATCACTATCAATTAGCAAAGTTTGATCGTAAGGACTTAAATCCCAAACTGAAAATCTATTTGAATTTACAAAGGGAATTGTCTGGCTGTAGAAACCATCATGCAGTTTTCTTGTATTTTTTGTTCTAGGCTTTTCAATTTCAATAATCTTATCAAAAATAGACTCGGCTCTAGCATACATCCCTGATTCTTTTAACCAAGCAATAGTCCATTTGTCTGTTATTAAACTGACTGGTAATCCCAAATGTTTTTTTGCTAGTCCGCCAGAAATTATACCCATTACACCGTAATCTACTTCTGGGCCATTATGAGCAAAAATTAATACGCCTTTAGTCATATATTCAATAATTTTTCTACGGTCCTGCTAGATTTAATTTTTTCGTATTCTTCGTGATATTCGTAGGTGGCAGTAAAATACCTATCTAAAATTTCATCTCGAAATATTTGTAGGTCTGGAATTAAAATTGGATTTTCATTTTGATCAATTAGAGGAACATTTTCTGTTCTGTCTTGATCAATTAGCATTTGAACAAAAACTAATAGTGTTCTATCAATCTTAAATATACCGCCGGAGTGGCCGTAAGTCAATTTGCCCTCAATTTTTTCTTTAAGGGTTTTTCTTTGAATTGCTAGGGTTTGTCTATAATTTGAAAAATCTAAGGCAGCTTTTAGACGGTCGTCCATGGTATCTCCTATAAAACACGCACATTATTTATATGGCGTCTTATAGGGGATTAAAATTTATGAACCAGAGATTGCACTCAAAGAAGACGACGATGGGCCTACAGTGGTAAATGTACCACTTGGTTGTAAAAATCCAGAAGGACGAACCTGATCAACTGTTAGAGTAAGCGTACCGTCAACTAAATCTCCAGGAGGAATTGCCGGTGTTCCGCCTCCTGGTACTGGATCAGTGTATGCATCTAACCACGTTATTCTAAAATTAACAACATTGGCGGTTCCTAATGTATTGCTTGCAACATTACACGATGCTTCTAAACGCCATTTGTTATTAGAATATGCCGAGCTTCCTGAAATTTCAGCAAAAGTCTGAAAACCACTAGTTAAAGAAAAGAAATTAATTCCAGAGGGGCCGCCTACAAATGATTGAGCTCCTGCAGAACTTAATAAATTACTCCACGAAGTATTTTGTGCTTCACCGTTGCCGCCGGTTCTGGTGCTAGCAAATCGAATCTTTCCGCCTGCATTAAAGAAAAATCTTGCTTGTTCTGCTGTGGAAAATGTAACCGATGCTGTAGCACTAACTGATTGATACCACGATGAAGTAAATGATGTGCTGTTAATTGCTTCTGTTACAAACTGGCCAGTTCCTAAATTGAATCGATTGGTAACTGCGGTATTAGCAACAGTGTCATATTGAGAATTAGGATTGCTTGCACCAAATCTAATAACATCACCCACTGCCACTTGCACCAACGAAGCTGCTGATCCAGTTTGGTGTAGAATAGCATTGTAGATATCGTATCTAAGAGAATCCCATTGTGTTTTTGTTACAGTATTTCCAGCAGATACTAAAGAACTAAAAGTTGTTTGACCATAACCAAAATTACCGGATCCTGTACTCATGACGTTAATAATTTTAGTTCTGATTGAGTTGTAATCTGTTGCGGAAATGAAATCACCGATTGCCATAATTTATCCTTATAATACCAATGCTTCTATAACACCCGAATCAGACTGATGGTCTTCGAGGGCAATAGCAAAATAATCTGTGTCAGATTTATTAGCAGCTGATGCAGCACCGTACATATTTTGGGCCGGAACAAGTTTGTCACCTTTCTTAACTGTACCTTGTACTTTTACAGGTACTCGACCCTTCAATGCTATATATGTCCCGCCTTCTAAATCTTTGTTCATCATAAATCCAGGATTGGCAGATACTATGCCAATTGCTCTATCACCATATGTAGCGGCTGTAACTTCTTTTTCTCCACCAATTGCAACCACTGTTCCAACATCATATTGTTTATCTGCAAGGTATTTTTCTGCAAGGTCAGCATATTGTGCTGCGGTAGCAGTACCATCAAATGTATTTGCTAATAAATTACCAGAACTGTCTCTAGCTGCAATAGAGTTTGCAGTTTTAGTTGTTCTTGCAGATCGATAATTTGGATCAGTATCTACTGCTACGTCATCAATCTTTAATCTATCGGATTTATCAGTAACTCCAATAAATCTAGTTGCTGTTAAATTTCCTGCACCATCTCTAAGTGCAACTGAAGTTGCTACGGCACCTTGCTCGCCAACTAGACTGTTTAAACTTAAAGAATTGGTAGATGTTCCGGTAATATTTCCAATTACGTTTCCGGTAAGTGTACCGGTAAAACTACCAATAAATGTTTGAGTATCTGCATTAAATGATAAAACTTCATTGTTGGCTAGCAAATTACCTCTATGAATACCCAATGTATTACCTGTAAGATTGCCTAATACATTCCCAGTAAACAATGTAGAATAAACATTGGCCCATCTAGAAGTAGAAGATCCTAGATTAAAGAAATTAGTAGTTCCGGGAATCATTCCTGTTGAGGAGATAATTCCAACGTTTCTTAAATCGCTGTCACTTACTCGTATTCTTAGAGTTATTGTATTACCTAATCGATTTTCAATAACTGGTTCATCACCGTTTTCAACTCTAATACGCAGATCATTTTGATCGCCAATAGTAAGACCAGTGTCTTTAAAAGAAATTTCGTTGTCAAACGATACTTCACCTAGTCTAATATATTCTGAAGCTGGGTACCCACCTAGCCTTGCTGCATTACTTGCGGTACCCCAGAAATAATGATCTGTGGATGTAACTCCTGTTGTACCATTAGTGTTAACTAGATTAACACCTTTCTTAATTGTTGTGAATCCTGTAATAGGATTAATTGTACTGTTTAGTGTAAATGCATCTTTACTAACTATTGATATTACATCACCACCTGCTTGAAACTTTACAATGGTATGATTGTTGCCAATTGTATCTTTTACCACTTGAGAAACTACTGCACTTGCTCCTAGATCTGGAGGAGTTTCTGGACCAATTAATACAAACTCAGTTCCGTTCCAAGTATATAGTTGTCCTGCGCTGGTATCAAACCAAAAATCGCCTGACTGTAATCCGGAAGGTGCAGTTGGGCCTACTTCAGCTCCACTAGCTGTTCTAAATCGTGCGCCATCATAGAAACGTATTTTTTTATTGCCGCTATCATACCAAATTTGACCAACAACTGCCTTGGGTGGTGCTGAAGTATTTGCAAAATTTTCCATTAAATGCAAGAAATTTTCGTTCTGTACTTCGCCGTAGCCTGCGTAATTTTTTCCTACAAAACGCAGATCAGTGGTGGTATCAATGGTTCCATCGTCAACTGAGACTAGAAAAGTTCCATTAAATTTGTCTACTTGATATGCCATTGATATACTCCGTTCTAACTATTATTTATCGCTATAAAGCTATTTAAACTCTGCCTACTGCTACTTCGATAACTCCACTTACACCATCAAAATCAGCTAGAGCCTTGCCTATAATCGTACCTATTTGCGGGTTTGTTGCTTTACGGGCATAACCGCCACCGCCACTCATCAACATATCGCCCTTTTGTATTTTACCTCTTACTTTACAGGGTACACGACCTTGTAATGCAAGTGCAACTGTGTGTTTGCCTACACACTTGCTATTCATTAAATATGCAGGATCAGTGGAAACTACTCCAGCTAATCTAGCTGTACCGTCTTCTGCTAGTGTTACTTCAAATTCACCACCAAATTCTAGCACTGTTCCTGCTTCGTAATTTGCATCTGCTACATACTTTTCTGCAAGGTCAGCATATTGTGCTGTAGTTGCAATACCTTCAAAATAATTAGCATAGACTCTATTCCATTTAAAATTTGAGTGTCCTATGTTTTGAGGCGTTGCATTTAATGGCACTAGTGCTGGTTGTGCAGCGCCTCCTTCAGTCAAAGATTTATTACTATTCCATAGGGCTAGTGTCAGCGCATCTCCGGTACCAGCACCGCCTGTAGATAATATGAGTGAAGGAGTATTTGTGCTAACAAAACCTGCATTACTTAGAAGAGGGTTAGTAGCATCCGAATAACCAATTGTTACATTTTCAGTAAGACTAGGCCCAAAAGTTGCATAATTGCTTACTCGCAAAGTAAGAAGTGTTCCTACACTAATTAGATTAGAATACTTTATATCTACAGCTAACCTATCCCCTGTAAGAGTCTCTGCATTTGCAGGAACTGTGATATTTGCAGTACCATCAAATAGTACGCCATTAATTGTTCTTGCTGTTTCTAGTTTTGTGGTCGAAAATGCGTTGCCTGATAATGTAGCACCAACAAACTCGTTGGCTTCTACCCTAATAAATCTACTAGTTCCGGTAGTTGCTGTCACATTACCGCTGACATTCCCCACTAAATCAGCTGTAATAGTTCCTGCAGAAAAATCTCCTGCGCTGTCTCTAGCAACAATTTTACCAATAACGTTAGCAGAACTAGCATCTACCGACCACGTTGTTGCTGCCGATCCATTAAAATTTGCACCTGTTAAGTATGTGCCTCTTGTTAACGTGTTAGTTGTATTTGATCCAATTGTAATATCTGTTTGACCATCAAAAAAGACACCGTTAATTCGTCTACCTGGTTCTAATCTAGATGCACTAGAAGCATTACCAACTAACGGTCCAATTGCTGGTCTATTAGATGAAAAATTTGTACCTGCTTGTAGACTAGTAAATCCTGTAACTAAGTTGCTGTCGTCAATGGTAAATGGTTCGTCGGCACATATAACAAAAGTTGTGCCGTCTACTAAAATTTCTACTACTGCATGTTCTATGTTGGCATTGTCTAATATTGTTCTAGCTCTAATTCGAGTAGCGCCAAAACCTTCTACTGCTTCTGGTCCTATTAATTTCCAAAATCCCGAATCAAATATGAACAATTGATCAGTAGTATCTTTATACCAAAGAGCACCGTCAAATCCTTCGGGTTCTGTATTGCTGGTTGTTGCCGAGCCCACTGGGGTCCATGCTGTACCATTATAAACATTAAGTGATCCTAGCGATGTATTATACCATGCTTGACCTGTTATTGGCCGCGAAGGCGGATCTTCATTGGCAAAATTCTCTAGTAAGAATACAAAATTTTCATTTTGTACTTCACCATACCCAGTATAGTTTCTGCCAAGCAATCCTAGACTGGTTGAAGTATCTAGTGTGCCGTCTTCTAGCACTACTAATTGCCCGCCACTAAACTTGTTTATGATGTATGCCATTTATCGCTCCCCTACATATTTAACTATTAAGATACAAATATCCATGCGCCCGTTATAATCTGAAAAGTTTTAACTGTTCTAGACACTGCTAATCCAGGTGCTGCAATGGTTGCTGGTGTGAAACTAATGTTATTCAATCCAAACGCTGTTCCTGTTGGTGTAACAAATTCCGTCGATGATGTTGACAGCAACGGATTAATATCTAAGTTAGTGGTACCGTTAACCAAGAACGAACATAAAACTCTAGCTATTGTACCGTTGTTATATTCGACTACTGGTGCTATTTGCTCCAATAATGCGGCAATACCTGCATTAGAAATTCCGTCTGATATATCCATACTAAGCACAAGATTTCTAGATCTAACAGTATTATCAACGTAATTTTTAGTTGCTGCATCTGTACTTGTAGTAGGATCAGCAACACTTTTAATCCGCTTACTTCCTAAATTTAGGCCGCCTGTGCCGTTAATTGTTAGTGTTAGATCAGTATTAGATGCTGTAACTTCGATTGCAGCATCATTAAAATATAAACTATCAACTGTTAGCTGAGTTTGTGTACCGAAACTAGTAACGCCTGGAATACTGGTAATGCCAGCTCCTAACGAAGTTCCTGACAAAACTGTTACTCCGTCAATCTTAAATTCTTTTCCTGAAGCTAAATTAATGTGATCAGAGCTTGTCCACGCTTGACTAGCCAGTGCTGGAATAGCATCATTATAACCACCCGAAATAGCTTCTGAACTAGAAGCCTGTGCTGTCTGTCCAACATCGTGCCATAAAAACACATGGCTAGATGCCCCTTGTAAAACTAGGCCACCACCGGCGGCATTAGCATCAAAGGGAGTTACTCCTGTCTGTTTTGCCAGTACAATATTTTTATCTTCAACAGTCATTACACTAGTGTTAACTGTGACAACATCGCCGTTCACTGTAAGATTGCCTTGAATCGTTAAGTTTCCACCAATGTCTACTTCACTTGTAAGATATCCGTCATATATATTAACTGTTCTGGTATCGGCACTAATTGCAATTGCTTCTTCAGCAATAACATCTCGACGAACGTTAAAAACCATCTGCTTGTTAGATGCAATATTAGCAATAATTAAATTACCATCTTGTACTTGGAATTGTCCTTGGTTGGCATCACCTATAATCAAACCTAAATTTGAAGAAACAATAATCTGTCCGTTAATAATGTTTGACGTGTCATTTCGAACATATAAGCTAGCAAGTTGTCCTCCTAACTTTTCACTGTTAGTTGCAGTCACATTAAACTTTAGGCCAGCTAATGTACTTGCATTAAATCCAGGAATAATACTACCGCTAAATCCATCTATTGGAAGTTTTGGAGTAAATGCATCTTTTGAGAATATACCTATTAGAACTCCGTTGGTATACAAGTAGGTAATTACTCGACTTTGATTCAACGAGTCTAATATATTTGCCACACGTAATCCGCTAACCCCTTGACTAACAGAATAATCAGGGCCAAGCAAAATAGTGTTAGTACCATCAAAGAAATATAATTGTTTATCAGTATCATTAAACCATAAGTCGCCTACACCTAAATTAATAGGTTGTTGACTGGATATTGTTGCAGAGCTTACTGGTACAAACCCTGTTCCGTTATAAACTTTTAATTTTGATTCGTTAGCATCAAACCAAATTTGTCCTCTAATAGGACTAGATGGTTGCGATGTACTAGAAAAATTTTCTAAAATTTTAATAAAATTTTCGTTTATAGATTCGCCAAAGCCGCTATAATTTTTTCCAATAAGTGTAATATCTGTTGATAGCTCATCAACTTGGCCGTCTGCAACGGTAGCTAATATTGTTCCATCAGTTTTATTAAGTGTATATGCCATTTGTGTTTACCTTAGAATGCTGGTGGACCAGATCGAATAATATAATTTAATGTTAAAAACGGATTCATAACACTAAATTCTTGACCTAATGTTCCAGCAGTTTTAATGCCGCCTGATGTTGGAATATACTGACTTTGTCCAACAGTTGTAGGACCTTTATCTGATAACGATCCTGTATCGCTTGGAATTGCGGTATCAATTCGTGTGGCGTAATATTGTTGTCCCGTAGACCCTTTCATATTATGTTCATGATCAGGTAGATTTGAAACTGTTAAAATATTTGAACTTTGTCCGCCACCGTCGCCTAGGTTGTCAGGTGCTGTACCAGAAACCCTATCAACGTTTCCGCCTCCAGCGTCAACATATCCTCCTAAGGAATTAGGAACAGTTCCAGCATTATCCATGTTGTCTTTACCTAGAGGAAATCTGCCTCTTAGGTCAGGTATTCTAAATGTACCAATTCCAACTAAAGGAATAGCACCGTTATATGTAGTTCCTAACACATCAAATAAGTCACTGAATTTAGTTCTTTCAACTTCACTACCATCGCATAACAAATATCCGTAAGGTGCTTCTGCACCAGCATACGGCATAATTCCCCCAATGGGAACTCCTAGATCGGCAACAAACGTATCTCTAGTCTCTTTGATAAGACCCGATCCTGGTCTGTATACCAATACAGTGTCTGCTTTTATAGATATGTTTGGAAATGGCTCATCCTTACTGCTAATTAATCCCGAAGTAAGAGTTGTTGTAAAAGTTTTTGTGTTTCCGCCTACTTGTCCGTCAAACTGTAAATTTGGAGCTGTAACATCTCCTTCCATTTTAAAAGTTGTAACAAATTTCAAGTTAGTAGCAGTAGATGCATTTCCTACAATATTTCCTGTAAGAACACCTTCAATTGTTTCGGCTATTAGTGTTTTTGTTCTAACTGTGTTCCAACGTTTTAGCGGTGTTCCGCTGTCATAAAAATCAGTTGTAGAAGGCTGTAAATTGTCAACTTCACTAGTGCCAGTTACCTTGACTCCGTCACCTACTAATAAATTTTTACTAATTGCTGCGCCGCCTGCTGTTCTAAAAGTTCCATTACTAAAATTACTACTCGGCGTAGTATCAGTTAGAATTATTGCACCGTTTGTTTTAATGTTGCCGTCAACATGGAGTGCTTCTTCTGGAGATAGTATGTTAACACCTACTGTGTTTCCAATTACACGAAGCACTGTAGACGGTATACCATCTTTGTTAATCTGTAGATCGATACTACTACCAGAAGAAGAATTATAAATTTTAGAAGCTATTTCAGAAGTAGTCAAACTAAATGTACCGTCAACTCCTAATGTGATGCCTTGATTATTTCTAACATTGATTCCGTATTCAGTAGTATTGATAATATCAGATCTTAAAAATTTATTTGCAGGAATTTCAACGTCTGCAACTACTAAAGATTCTGCAGACGTTGCTGCTCCGTAAATTTTTGTAGGAAATCCGCCAAGCCCTACATCATTTTCTGTTATATTAAGACCCGATTTGATTGTGACAAATCCGGAAATAGATATTTTAGGTGTAAAGCTGTCTTTACTAAAGATGATAAGCGGAATGTCTTCAATGTAAAATATTAAAATAACTTTAGATACGTTGTCAGAATCAATAACTGCTTCAACAATAGGTCCGCTTCTAAGACCTGTAGAAAAATTAGGTCCTACTAAAATCCAACGTGTTCCTGAATATACATACAACTGTTGGTTAGTAGTATCTACCCACAGCTCGCCAACTTTACTTTGTTCAGTAGCTGGCTCAACTCCGCTTTTCTGAATATTACTTGCAGCTTTCCATGTAGTGCTATCCCATATCTGAAGTATCCCATCGGCAGTATTATACCACAACTGTCCTTCTACAGGATTTGCTGGTTGTGATTCTTTGGCAAAATTTTCTAACAATGCTAAAAAATTTTCAGCGATCGTTTGTCCGTATCCTGTAACATTTCGTCCTGGAAATGTTAAACTGGTATCAGTACTTGAAGTATTATCATAAACCGTTATGGGCAGTTTATTATCTTTATCGGTAAAATTAACAATATATGGCATCTGTTATACCTCTGTGAAGCTGGTCAAGCTCTGAATTCGAATTGTATAATCAATCTGTAGTAGTCTGTTCAATGACTTTTGCACAGGGTGAAAGATAACATGTGTTAATAGTTTTCCATTTCCATTAGGACTATAAGATTTCAATCCTAGCTCGTCAAATACAAAATTACCACTCATATCTTGACTGTTATCAAATGCTTCCTGTCCGTCAGGCTCGCCATAGTCTAAGATGCAACTGATTATTACATCGCTATAAGTTGCGCCACTAATATGCCTAATTTCCATTTTATTTCTAACAGGATCTACGTTTTCGGCAGCATTTTGATCTACTACTTTGCTAAATGTTTGATTGTAAAGACTGGTATTAATACCCACAGTGTTAGGTGTTAAGTAGGTAATAAGTCCTGTTGGATCAACGTTTGTGCCTCCATTGCCAAATACCATTTGATAAATTGTGCCCTGGCCTTGATTTGAGAGGCTATTAACCATGGCCACGCTCATGTTTTCGTAATGAATTGCATTCCGCTTGTCAATAAAAACTTCTCCGCTTTGCGGATCAAAGATTTTTATATGCCCTTCGAAGTGAAAACCACCAACTTCGTCTGGCATTTTATCAGGAACTGTTGATTTTTCTGGTGTATTTGACATATTAGTTTCTTCTTGGTTATTCATAATAGTGTATTTATTCGGGCAGCTCAGTGGTCTTTACAGCAATGAAACTAGCAATAGGTGTGTTGTTAGACAACAACGTAATGCCTTTACTGGCTGCAAATTCACTTTTCTCATACCAAATTTTTCCTAATTTTCTAATGATTGTTATTCGAGTTCCTGCAGGTACTGAGTCAGTTAATCGAATATATGCAGTTGTTCCGTTAACTGAAAATTCAGCTTCTTGCATAATATCAGCACCAGGGCTGCTAGCGCCGTTATCTTCTTGATAGGCATCTATAGGATTTTTACGTAGGCGCTTACCGCCCGCAAATACTTCTATTTCGTCGCAAGGACCAAAATTAGATGGTATCGATTCTCTGTACCAATTATTTCTTGTAGATTGGCGAGGAGTATAATCTAGTGGTCCAATCAATATTGTGCTACCGTCGCTGATAAAGTTGGCTTTCTCTTGATTTTCGGTATAAGGAAGAGTTTCGGTTGCACCAACATCGACTACAAAACTACCTGTTAGATGTAATTCGGCAATTCCTGTACCTAAACTTCCACGTCTTAATTGAGATAGAATATTTCCATTCTTTTCAAAATATTCAATTCTTTCATTATTAATAATAACAACTCCAGGAATTCGTCTACTAAAGATTGGAGTTGATAATTTATCAGCGTTTGAAACTTCTATAGATGTATCAAAATAATTTAGATCTTTAACTAATTTAACTTCAACATCTCTAGAATATCTCTTATAATGATAGTTGTTTAACATATCCTTAAATATTTCAAATGCCCTATTACTTGAATAAATTACGTTACTAAATTGTACAATTTTAATAGTGTCTGTAGATAACGACTCTTCAGTTAGATAAACAATAGAAGACCGCGATAGTCTATAATCTGCATCTTTAGTTAAACGAATTCCATTCTTATATACCCAAACATAATTAACATCTAGAGGATCCCTTGGCAGTTTGTATTGCAATTTACCGCCTTGGTATTCGTCTGAAATAATATTCATTGTAGAATATTGGCTAAACCATGTTATTTGAATATCATCGTTAACCTCTAGATCAACACTATTATCTAATATAATATTTCCATCAACAATTGAATATTTTGATCTAACGTTAGTTTCAACTCTGATTATATCGCCTAATTCTAAATTTGAAGAAGGGATATTAATTAAATTGTTGTTTCCGTTATAGGTAAAGTCAATAACAAATTGTTGTTGAACATTATTAATGTATACTTTGACATTTCCAGAAGTAATAGTTCCAATTGTTTCTGCAGGATCAACACCCACTGATATATTGTTATTAGTACCGTCATATTCAATATAGGTAGTATCAACTCCTTGAAGATATGTACCATTAACGTTGACTATAATTGAGGCAGCTGCCGACGATTGTTCTAAATTAACAAAATTATCTAATGCTATGGTCCTAGTACTTCCATCATACGGAACTGTTTGTTGATTAATTCGAATAAAGGAAGAGTTAAACGAATCTGCACCTTCGACTGCACCAAAACAGATAATTTTTACAACTTGTCTAAATGCAGGAGTTAATCCGAACTGTATCATTGTTTTATTTTTAGTATCAATAAAATCTGAACTGTTGACAAAACCAACGTCTATAGCTACTCCGTCTACAGTCACTAAAACTATTGATGTTTGATCGTATGCAGCTTTGGTTAAAAATAAGTTAGTTTCACCGTCTGCTACAAATTCTTGATAATCTAGTAATCCTATACCGCCTATACCCACAGCAATAATTTCAATAACATCTCCCAACGCTGGTGCTAGATTAAATTCAATTTCATTTTCAACAAAATCTATGGTGTAATTTATAGTACTATCACCAATATATTCTTGTTTAACTTTATTAACATATACCATTACCGACGTTGCTTCAAAGATGGATAATCCTATTGTAAATCTAGTTCTGACACCATCTCCAATAATAACATTATTTTGTATTGGGGCTGCACCCGGATTGGTTTTATTAAATACCTTGATACTTAAACTATCAAGTACTTGGCCTGGAATATTCTCTTCGGGTGCCGGCACTTGATCTGGACTGATAAATTTTTCTCCGTCTATAACTATTTCTTCTGGAGTTAATCCAGCGGCAGTTACATATGCGCCATTAATGTTCGATAACGATCCGCCGCTAATTCTTGTATCTAATAAATTTACATCACTAATAACAACAGAACCGTCACTTTCTAATTTTCTAAAGATTAGTGTATCTCCAGAATTGGTACTTAAATATCGATGGACTTCAATTATATTTGTAGATCCATCTCCAACGAATGTTGGCATTTCGGCGTTGGGATTAGTTGCTACACTAGAATCCCAGCTAGGAGTATAATTAGGATCATCAATTCTAATCGGACGTTGATCTCCAACTCGTTTAATATAGATCGAAATAGGTTGGTTGTTTTCTGGTGTATAAGGTAAGACAACAAATGTTGTGCTACCATCTGCTACATAATAAAAATCATTACTAGATTCTACACTATCCCAACTGTCTGTGAACCATGGCAGAGCATCCCACCCGCCAGTAACATCAAAAGTTGTACCTTGCACCTGTACACCGCCAAAGTCAACTCCGGTCATTAATTGACCAAGATCATTACCTTTCATGCCGGCTGTTGGTTGATAAAATTTACGTATTCTATCTATGCTATTAAACAATTCAGTATTTTTTTCATAGTTAATTACAATTACGTCCCCTGCATTTGGATTTGTAAAAAATTTCAATTTACCCTTTAATAATTCATACGTATCTATTGTTGAAGTATATAGACTAATTTCATATTCATTGGTAATTACTAACTGATTGTTTTTAACTACTGTAATTTTTCCTTTATCTCTAGTTGGAGCATAATTTAGATCAAATATTGAACTATATCCCGTAGCAATAAAAGTTTGTGAATATTCAAAATCATTATAAGTACCAATTTTATTTGTTCTATCAAACTTCATTGTTAGATCAAAGGATCTAACAGGTGTGTCGCCAAGAACTGCTACAGCTCTAGCAATATTAATTGATGTTCCGTTGCCGCCTACTAATGATACTGTTGGAGTTTGTGTATAACCACTACCATTAGTAATAACTCTAATTCCAGACACTCGACCATTAGATATAAATGCTTGGGCCGTAGCACCAGTACCATTACCTGTAATTAATACTGTTGGCGGAGTGCGATAGTCAGCGCCTGCGTTAGCAACTTCAATTGCTACTATAGAATATCCATTGTTGTCAAACCACGACTTCCATGGATATTCACTGAATCTATTATAATATTGATTTACTGGTAATATTTTACCGTCTCTAACAGAATATGCAGGTGGTAGATCAAAATCAGATACCGCTGAATTAGAAGACTCAGTTTTAGTATATCGACTAGTGTATTCTCTAATGCTGGTTCTATAGGGTTTTACTTCTTCTATGTATTGTTGAAAACTTTCTAAATTATCGTTTTTATAGTTGGTCTTCTGTTCGAGATCGCCCACATTATGAATTGCATTTAAGAAACTTGTCTTGAATGCCCAATCAATATAAGTCTGTTCAGAGAACGCATATTTTACCGAAGAGAAGAATAAATTGTTCCATTCAACTCTTAGGTCATCAACAAATATATTTTCTTTTGCTGCTTGTAAAATAATTCGTAATTCTTTAGTTGGTTGTAAATCATACAATGCTGCATCATAAGAACCGACATTGTCATAACCAAGGCTGTTAATCAACCGATTATAAAGAGTATCGGTAATCCGTATTGTGCCATTTTGACGACCAACTAAATTATAATTTCCAAGCAGATTTCCGTCACCTTCTATTGTCTTTTCTAATATTACCCATCCGCCATTGCCATATTCTTTAACTCTGATTAGATCACCCACAGAAAGATCTAGAGTTGGTTCTTGGTATATATTAGTAATTTCTTTAATAATTCTAGAATTTATAGAATATCCTAATTTCCACCAATCGATAAATTCCCAATAAATGGTAGTATCGTATCCTTGAGATTTACTACGATAAAAAATCTTACGTTGTTGATCCCAAGCATATATACTCCAAAATCCGTTTAATGTAGAATCGTTTCGCACCAACACAGAGAACGGTCTAATTTTTACGATAGCTGTTGTATATTTTTTTCCTTTAGACGTTAATGTAATAGAATTTACTTTACCTTGTGCGTTTAAAGTAATGAATGCTTTTGCTCCAATTCCGTCGCCTTGAATTTCAATATAAGGAGCTGTTCGGTATCCAAACCCTGCATCTGAAATATCAATGGTATCAATTTCACCATTAATAATATTTGCGGTAAATTCTGCCTGACGAATTTTTACTGTTCCTACTTGTTCCAAATCAATATAGGTATCCACTGCTAAATCATATTGATTTAATACTTCACTAGGAATAGGATCAAATTTGTTAAGATTACTAAAATCAATCGTGTCAGCAAAAGGTCTAGTTATTAGTACAGAATTAATATTGTCAATTGCAATCTTTAATGCCTTATCTCTATTAACAAACATGCTTTGTCGAGGCCTAAAACTTAGTCCTTGTTGTTTCTTAACTGGCAATTTAGGATCAGGAACTGCATTTCCAGCTTCGTCTGATCCTACTAAACTGTCAATCCATTTCTTTTCTAAGTATTCAGAAGGCAGACTGTCGGCAACTCCGCTAGTTAATAATTGATACTCTCTATGAATTGGTGTTAATTGTTTTTTATTTTTAGTATATTCAACATTTATCAGTGCTGTATCTGTTCCAATAACTGCTGGGAAATTATAGGCTAAAAATTTGTCTGTTCCTAATATCCCTACAAACGGAATTCCAGACCCAATTGGGTTATTAATAAAATCTTCAATTGCTGATGCTGAAATTCGTCTATTTGGATTATTAGCAGGGAGCAGTGTCTTTGAAGAAACCCAATAGTAATACAATGTTCCAGTAGTTAATCCTGTGTTTGGATTGTACAAAATCTTAGTATTGTAAACTGTATCGTCAGCAAATTTTGGTTGGCCGGAAATACCTTCAACTAATCCTTCTACAGTATCGGCAAGCAAACTCCACTCCGATGGCAATAGTACAGATTCTACCCATTCGTAGATATCAATTGAAGAGCCTTCTACTTGAGAATTCCAGTTTCCTATTCTATAGGAAAAATCATCCTGCTCATAATTTATAAATTTAACTGTACTTAAATCCCACCAAATTTTTCCAACATTTTTTTCAAACCACGGTTGTGATTCATCAACTACTTGGTCGTCAGTACCCAACATGTATATTGCAGGATCGTAAATTGTTTTATAGGAAATTTCTTGTTCAGCAACTCCTAATATTTTAAGTTTAAAACCGTCAACAACATCAAGGTCTGTGATTTTTTTATTATTGACATTATCATATAATTCAATATTTTGCAACAAGTCAACATCTACTAAAGGTGTTTCTTGAGAAATTACATTGAAACTATTTGTTTCGGGTGATTTTTTAAACAGTCTAACCATACCAACTGCTACACCTTCTACTTGATAGGTAGGAGATCCTACAACAATTACAGAACTGGTACAATCGATAGAATAGCCAAACGACTCTCCAGAAACTAACTCAGCCTCTAATTTTTCAACTAAGAAATATCCCTGATCTTTTCTCTCATACACATAGACTTGTCCAGGAAATCCTCTAGAAGAAGAGAACGAGGTTCTTCTTCTATCAAATGTTGTACCATCGGTAAAATATGCATCAACAGCATATCCGGCATTTTTTGCTCCAATTACAATTCGTTCAGTTGCAGCACTGATAGAAACACTAGAACCAAAATACTCGTTTGTAAAATATTCGTAGCTTTGTAATTTTTGTTTTAGCCTAAATTGAGTAGCATCCCGTTTGAAAACATATGCTGCTCCTTGATTCTGTTTGTTAATGTCTGCTAAGGGACTACTTGTTACAATAGTTGTGCCCGATGCATCAATATCGATGGCAAATCCAAATTGGTCCCCCGATCCAATAATCCCAGAATTCGTAGTATCGTTTATATCGCTTAAAGAATCAGCGGTAATTGTCTGTGTTAGACTGTACAAATCATTTGAATTTCTTTCGTAGATGTAAATTTTACCCGTAGAAGGAGATGCACTATCTCCTACATTTAACCAAGGTAATCCATCATCTGGAAATTGTCCAAGACTTGTAATAGATGATGTTGTTGCGTCGGTTAATCTATGATAGCCGTTTTGATATTTTACAACATCACCTTCTTTATATTCTTGATAAACATTCCAGTCGCCTCGGTAATTGGCAAAATATTGACCGTCACTATTTGGTGCGCCAACAACTAATAAACGTCCGTCTCTACTCATAGTAAGAGAAAAACCAAACTGATCGCCTTCTTTAACTAATTCGGCTAACTGCGTTGAACTTAGTAATCCTTCTGCTAGGGTAGAACCGTCATCATCCATTGCAATATTTGTTGGCAACGAACATTGCGTAGAAATAGGATCTAATTTTTTCCAATCACTTGACTCTAAGGATAACGAACTGCCGTCGCCGGTGTTGTCGTATAATGCTTCCCATAAACTATCATTAGACCATACTATTGATCCAGCAGGATAAAATGCCAAGGGTGATGGTTGATACACTCCTAGGTACTTTGTATTTTCTAAATGTCTCCACTCTGTGCCGTTGTATTGATAAAGGTAAATTCTTCCTTTACCAGTATTTGGTCCTACTGCAGGATCACATAATGACCCTAGAGCAGATACTGCCATATAATATGTTGTTCCAGAAACACCAATAGTAATTGCTGAACCAAATTCTTCGTAGGCCGCTTGTCTTGGACTAACAAAACTGTAGGCAATTTCCCACTGTCCTTGACTGTATTTGTACAAGGATATCATTCCCTGGTCGGTGAATCCGTCGCCTCGGGCAGCAGGATTAGCGTTAACTATAGTTGCTGGCTTCCAATCGTCGCTGTTAAAGTTAATAGAACTACCGTCACCTAGATCAATGTTATCAATGGCTTCCCAAAGTTTTCCTTGATATAGCACAATCTCGCCTGCAAGATAACTTCTATATTGATACAATTCGCCTTGATATGCACTCTTTACTCCGCTGGCATTTGGAGATCCTACAGCTAACCACTTGTAATCCGGACTAACTGCTAATACTTTTCCAAACGATGTTCCAACCGCAGTTTCAAATCCATCGGGCGGTGGCACAATTTGTTTTAGGCCAATAACTTCACCAGAAGCCTTGGTTGTATAAATCATTACATAACCCGATCCCGGAATGCCTGTGGCAATTTGTTTTAGGTTATCAATATAGACTACCGATGTGCCAGTGCCCACAGGGGTTGTGATTCCGTATTCACTTAATTCGTAGGTAGTATACTGTTTGGTTTTTTCAATAACTTCCCATTTATCGGATTCATTTGCATCTACCCAAATCCTTGCTGAAAGAGATAACAATGAGGCCTGTTGCGGATCTAACTCTTGATAATTTGTTTTTCTTGCAACTGTAAAAATTCCAATAGTTGCCGATGTACTATCTTCAATCTCAGGTTCGTTGGTGCTAGTAGTAATTACTGTAATTGTTTTATTTGTAATTGCAGTAATTTTAAAAAAGCCTGTAAGATTAGCAATGTATTTTAAACCAACAATATCGCCGACTTTAAAATTGTGTAGTCGACTTAGTGTTAATTCTACATTAGAATCTATCTTTATTAAAGACTCTACTCGTAGTGCAACTTCTTGATTATATCGAAATACTGTCCAAGAATTATTATAAAACGTTATCCATATATGAGCATTTTCATAAACATCTGCAATGTTTAAATTTACAATATCGTCTATTGTTCTTACAACAAAATCAACATGATTTGTATTCACGTATCCTGCAGATCTAGTGACTCCGTCATAGTACGATGTGCGATTTAAATCTGTAGTAAACGGGGTAGGTGCGATTGTAAAATTTGAAGAATTAATTCTTAAATATTGATCTAGAACAACAGATGAATTTGTGCTGTAAGTTAATAGTATCGGTTGAGGATTTATTACAAGATTATCTTTTTTAATTTCAAATTCAAAATCATCTATCTGATTTGTTCCTCCAAATTCTCCAATTTTAAATGCCCATTCTTCTTTTAATACAACGCTGTCGTCTTGTGTTCTGCTAAGTTTGTCAAATACCTTAACGATAGCATTTGCAGTTCCTTTTTCTCTAATAAATCCTTGATATATTCTAAACTGACTAATTTCATCTTCTGCAATATTTTGCAAATATTCTCGTTGCTGATAACCAATTGCGTGCCTTGCAAGATCTCGTTGACTAGACCCAACGCCGTCGGTGTTCACTTCGTAATAGTCGCTAAACTGATTTATTTTATAATCAAAGTTAGGCACCAACGATTTACTAGGAGTAGAATCTAATTTTGACCAAAACGCATCTTGAAATTCTGCAGAACCCAACTGAGTTTTTTTGCTGGTCCAATTATAAGATTTATATGCAACAATATCGCCTAATTTATAATCTGTAAATGGTTGCCAAACATCAATATTAACATTGTCAAACAAGAATCCAGGACTGGTGTAATCACCGTCCCAGTCAACTGTGCGGAATCCACGACTCTTAATTCGTTCCTGACGATAACCAGTTGGCTTGTCATAGAGTATGTCGTTAAACACTGTTCGATCATCAAATACTACTACATGCTCTTTAAGTACGAAGTGCATTCTTAAAAAATATATTCCGTCTGTAGTATTTGTAGTAGATACTACGATTTCTTGAAAGTCTCTATTAACATTAATAAATCTAGGCTGTAGAGGATTTCCGTCATTTTTCAAAACTTGGTAATCATAGAAACTGTCTAAAATGTTATCAACTACACCGATATTAAATTTAATTTTTATGTAAGTTGCTGAAGGGCTAAGTGTAAGTAAAGAATTTTCAGCCCAATTGTGCTTAGACCAGAACATAAATTCTTTAGCAGAAGTATACCAATCAAATGATGTTGAAGAATTTCTATCATATCCGTCAAATATAAATCCAACAGATTTAAGATATTCTTGATAGCCTAACAAGAAATCAACTACCTGTTGTATACTGGTTAATATAGTACCATATGACAGAGTTTTAAGTTTTAATTTATTAAAATTTCTTCTTCTAAATGCTTCTACTGCACCATTTAACGGCAACGACGGTAGTTGTTTCCAAATATTTAAACCGTTTGTGCTTTCTAAAAATTCAGTTGAGCTCGTATGGCTACTAAGACATCTATAGAATTTATCTTTAAATCTGCAAATTACACCGTTGCCGTAGAATGTGTTTTCAGTCCAATCTAAGAAATTTTCACTTAGACCGCCAACCGAAATTAAAGGATCAGATTGAGAATCAGTTGGCTGGTAATAGTAAAACAACGGAGTCGAATTGTCGTATCCTGAAATTTTCCATCCGGTATTAACTTTTTCTAAAATAACTCCGCTATAGGATAAATTGAAAATTGGCGAACTAACGTTAAAAATAATGTCATAATTTTCTGGCGGAATAAAAACACTATTAGATGTAGATCTAGGATTTTTACTATCTAAAATATATTTTTGTTGTTGCTGATCAACAAAACCAGAAATTCTGTTAGATAATTTTACATTTATGTTTCCAACAATATCTTCTAAGGTAGCTGTTGACGCAGCGGTACTTTTTAAATAGTTTGTAATATAAACTACTAATCCTGAAACCGGAGTGTCTGTTGTATTCTCATAGACAAAATCATTAAAAGTAGAAAATAAATTAGTTTTTAAATTTATTGTCTGACCTAGCTTGTTAGTTGATATAAATGATTTATTAAAATTATCAGTAATAAATTCAAAAGGTTTTAATAGGGCAAGAGCAGAAATTATTGCAAACGGCCACTCTGAACTTGTTCTCCAGGCTGCTTCAACTGGCGCATCGTCCCCTATTTTGAATGCTCCTTGATTATTGATCAAAGAAAAATTACCGGCCAATCCCGAATCTAACGGACTTAACAATTTGCCATCGCCATCTACAGGAATGTGACTCATGATCGATGGACGCTTGTATCTATCTCTAGTACCTGCTCTTTCTCCTTGACGAATAATACCGTCTCTAAGATCTTCCCAAAGAATTAGGTTATTGCTTGTATACGGGGCAGGACCGTATTCAGTTTCCCACCATAATGGTTTTTCACTAAAGCCTAACATTTCCCAAGGATTTGTGTGTGGCCTGTATGTATCGTAAAACCAACTATAAACACCTTTCCAGTATCCTGGCAAGTTTTGAGTGCCTGTTGGATCTACCATATTACTATAGGTATATGTAAAACTATTTTCACTGTCGAAATATAAATTGTTTACATAATCAATATTTGTTCCAGAAATCCAATTTAAAAATTCTGAAGAAATAATTTTATCTAATGCTGGTTTTCCATAGAGTGCATTTCCATAATATCCGCCTAGAATATTATCGATGTTGATTATAGACTCGTTATATTCTTGTTTGATATTGTTGTAAATTCGAGTTTCTAATTCTAATAAAACGTCATCTCTAAAATCGCCGTAGGCAATTGTTATGCTTCCGTCGTGTCCTTGAATTACTTCTTTTGGGTCCACATACGTATCGTCAACAAATTTTCTGGGAGTATATTTTTTATATAATCCCAACTTAGTTGGAGTCGGTGGTATAAAATTAATAGCCGTTGAAGTATATTCTCTAATTTGAATTACGTCTCCTTCTGTTAAATTAATCATTAAATTAACAAATCCAAATGTAGAATTAAATTCATAATCTCGATTTACTAATAATTGCTGATTATTAAAGTAAACGTAAACTGCCCGTGAGCTTAGGCTTTTTAGATCAAATTTTTCTGAAAGAGCAAATGTTTTAATTCCTGTATCTTCAACAGTATAATTTATAGTAGTATGGGCACCACTACCTATCATGTCAGATCCAGCAAAGGGTCTGTTGATATCTTGAGTTCTACTAATCTCTTCTAGAATAGAGTCTACAAAATCATTTGCAGTTTGATCGTAATATATTTCATATGCTAGAGTAATAAAATTATTTTTAAAATCAGTGTATGATTTTTTTGCATACTGAATAGATTTTATAATATTATTTTCTTTATTACATAATAGTGCAATAGATAATGGAGATGGACTTGAGTGTTTTAAAAATCTTCTTGTTAACGTTTGATAACCGCTAATATCTCTTAGATTATTCAATCCTGGAAATATTCCGGTAAAGTCTTCTAATAGTTCTAATCCTGTGGCTAAATGATCAGATGCCTGTCCTAAAGTAAATGTTTTTATTTTTTCGTTTAGGGGATTTTTTTCTAATCCCAAAGGAATTTCGTAATAGCCTGTGTTGGGATCAATGTCAGCAAACAGTTTAATTGCTACCGTATCACCTACTGTAAATTGTTTGTCAAATACAAATGTACCTGCGGTTCTAGTAAAACCCGATCGAACATGTACTCCGTTAAGATAAACTAGTATTTTACGGATGTCCTTATCGTCCAACAAATTCCAATCAACCATAGTTGTGGTAATTTCGTTTGTAGATTCTGTAATATCTACGCTGTCAATTATTGGTTGGACATAATTAGAATCTAGTGTGTTCCATGCATTAATAAAACTTTCATCATTATTAAATTTCAAATATCCTGTTGAAATTTCTTTAGAGTAATTAATGTTGTCAAGTTTATAGTTAAATGAATCTGCATCAATATTAAAATTAAATTGTATATCACCCACATTATCTATATTGAGATAGCTAATGCTAAATCCTAATTCAATATCCGTTGGTCCTGAACCAATTTTATAACTTAGAATAGGAGTTCCTACGAACGAGCTAACCGGATACGTTTCAGCATCTCCAAAACTAACTTCGTTATCATCAAACATATCAAATAGCGGTTCTTGATTTGTTGCAGTTTTTAATTGACTCTGAACCCAATCAATTCCGTTAAAATGATACATTACTCCTTTATTCTTTATACCTCGACGTATTAATACTCCGTCTCCGGCCTGAGTATCAACATTAGATTCGCGAGTTAGGCTAATTTGTTTAACATTATTGTGAGTAATAAAATTTACAATGTAAATTTGATTGTTAGCTAGCGTGTCGGTATCGTTGGTTATTAACAGTCTTGCACCATTGAATAGATATTCACCGTCAACAATATAACCTGTACTGCCTTCAATAACTGAAAATACATCAGTTGTAAAATCATCAACATAGTCAACAGCAGCTTTGGCAATTGAGCCATGATTAAACAACTGCAAATTAGGTTTGAATTCAATAATTGGACGTTTTGCTCGAGTTGTTTCCGGAGCATCAAAATTAGAATTATTTAGAGTATGGGCATAATCTAAAACTGCTCGATGATACCAACGATTGTATCGGCTCCAAGGGTTTGAATCTAGGCTAGAACGATTAATAGTAATGTAATCTTTCTTTCCAGGATATGCGCTAGCATCGTCAAATGGCTGTGTATCAAAACCGCCATTATCAAATAATATCTCAGGGGCAGTGTCTGAGAAGGTAGTAGACACAATTAGGTCGGCAACATTAGTTAAAGATATTTTTTCTCCTACACCCTCAACTACCCATTTGTTGTTAGACGTATTACTACTATATTTTTCTGGAAAAACTTTTCCAATAAAATAAACAATCATGCCATTACTAAAAGCTACGTTGTTGCTACTGGTATAGGTTGCTTTACCTAAAATTTCATTTTCTACATCAATTTTAGTGTTTTCTTCTATATTAGTAATAATAATTCTACCAAATCTATTAGGATCTGTAAAACTTTGATAGTATAATACATCTGGAGCATTTAACGGAACTTCAAAAGTGATGGTTCCGTTTTCAATTCCTGAATTTGTTATACCCTTTGTATAATTTAATGCGGATGATGATACAGCGGTAAAATCAACAAATTCCCAGTCGTCGGTATTTTCATCAATGGTACTACCGTCGTTGCCGGTTATATTATTTTTTGCTTTCCATAATTTGCTATCAAAGACAACTAATTGTCCTTTAGAATATTGAAAATCAGGATTGTAAAGTAATGTGCCTGTATCAATTGTAGTTCTAAATAATAAAGGATTTCCCGGAACATTAACCTGAAACTTATATGTTTGTCCTCGATATAATGTTAAGGTTGGATTATTTGTTAGTCCGTCAGGAGTGAAGATATAAACGCTGCCCACACCGAGACCTACTCGATAGGTGCTAGTAATATTTTGAGCTTGGCCTAGAATCTTGATAGGGGGCGGTCCGTCTGGTGCCCAATAGTATTCTCTATAGTTTACAAACTTATCCCAATCTATAGGCGGTGACCAAGTATAATGTTCCTGAGCTGTAATTAGATCATCTCGCTCTTCACTATTATTAAAAAACTTTAATTGATTTTTAAAGTCTAGATAATCATAGAAATTTTTAATTTTGCCATCTGTTTCTACAACAACGCCGGGCTCTAATTGATACCGACTGCGCAAAGTTTGATCTGTGTCTAGATAGATCTCATTAGGTTTGTACGTTTTTCCGTATCTTTTGCCAATGTATCCTACTTTCTTTTCTAAGACACCCGGTTGAACCAACGGGTCTAGAGCTCCTGCAAGAAACTTTGAGTTTGCTTCAGTTTGAAAAATCTGAGGCAAGAGATCTAATGTCTTTCTTATAGGAAGTTGACTATCTGGAAAAAATTTATCTGCCATTTTTAATTTGTACTCGATATGATTTCATCAGAAGAAATTCTAAGTTCGGATGCTGAAAGAGAGGAAACGATTTCTATATCGTCCACTGTTGCTCCGCTGACAAAAATTTCATCTACTCTGCTTTGTATCTCAAATAAACTACCAAACGATTGTGTTAGCTGTCTTGGAAGAATAGCAATATTACTAATATTAGGAGAAACAGTATTAACAATATAAGTTATCAGTTCGCTAACATAAAATTTATCTCCAAAATCCCAATTATTAATATCAAAAAATTCATTTATTGAATTAATAATCCTAACTTTTAAATCGTTATCATTGATTAATCTGTTGGTATTTTTTACCACTTTAAATTTTGCCTGCAACTTTACGTCTGCCGTAGGCCCAAAAAGAACTTTATAAGTTACAGGATGATATATAATTTCGTCACTAATAGATTTTATCAAATCTAAATTAGAACCAAAACTTATTCTCAGACTATCACTATTTGGTGCTTCGGGTTCAGTTCCAACTCCTGCTAGATAATTTCTAAAAGCGGTATTATAACTTCTTGTTAATAGGTATACATCTATAATATTACTAGAACTTGGATCAATTCTTCGATCAACGTTGGCATTGTGTACGTACTGAAATTTCAATCCGGCACGACCAATATTTGCTTGATAGGTACTTTCTAATATCAATGTATTTGTTGTTCTATCTACTCGCTTTATAACATTTTCATCGCTGTTATAAAAATATATTAAATCTCCGTTATTATAATTGTTAACGTTTACTAGACTTTCTTTCTGAACAATAGTAATATGATTATCACTGTTATCTACATATTCTTTTATTGTATTTCCTGCAATATCTGTAGATTGTTTAAAAAACAAATAATTGAGAGCTAGATCAGTTCCCACAATCTGTTCAAATGCTTCAGGATTATCAATTACTCCGTCGTCATCGGTATCAGAAAACGCTATTTTTAGTTCGTTGGTACTTTGGTATCCGTCATCGTATTTTATCGTATCACTAATTTCAAAGATAATGTCTTGTTTTAACGGACCTAATAAATTACTATCAGGATTTATACTTAACACATTAACTTGATCTTTTATTACGTTGCCTGTTTTACTGTCATAAGTTTTTTGCGCTGAATCAAAATAAAATCTGTTTTCTTCAAGGCTTCCAAATATATAATCAAGTCCACGAATTCTTACAAAATATTCGTCTGCTTCTTTAATGAATGCAATAATCCAAGACGAATCTAAACTGCTGTTAGACGTGTCTCCCGATTTACCAAGATTAAAATTATCTAATAAATTTAAATTGGCAGAGGTAATTAACTTCCATGACGATTCAATTATAGAATACCTTAATCCAAAATTTAAATTTGAAAATAACAAATTTGTCATTTCTAATTCTAATCCCGCAGTTAAATTTGAAACAAATTTTGGAATAATTCTAGTTGCAATTGCACCTGTAGGAATCACATCACTGAACTGAACTGGACCTAATCCTGTACTCAATACACCTCTACCGGCATTAGTACCATCTCCAACTACTTTAATAATCTTAGTCCATAATAAATTAGTTTGTTCTGGATCAGAGGCGTTGGTATCTACTAGTTTGCCTCTTTTAAAAGATTTACCTTCTGGGGCTGTGAATTTAATCAATGCTTCAGAATTTGCATATTTTAATGTACTTGTGGTATATGTTCCCACTTTTAAAATTGTAGAATCTATACTATTGTAAAAATAACCTGTAGAACTATTAACGTCGGTAGTTAGTTGAGTCCATCTGTAATTAATATCTGTAAACAAAATTTTATCAAACTTAGTTAGATAAAAATTATAGATATCTGTTGCGGTAAAAATTGGTTCAATGCTATTTTTAATAAAATTAATAATATCGATTCTATTAGAATACTTAAAGGCCAGTGATCTTTCTATTTCATCTTTGTAGATAAGGCCGTCTGAAGCAAAAACATTAACATTTGAATATTTTCCGCTGGCATCAATTAGATCAAAGTTTCTGCTTATTCCGCTTGAAACTCGATTGATAGCTTTTACTTTTAATATATTTTGTGAGGAAGAAAGTGGTGCAAGATTATAATCTTCACCGGTAATCATTCTATTTTGTGTGTAATATTGTGCTGGTGCGTTTTGTCTAATTGATGCTACTGACTCTGAGGCCGACGACGAACTCACTGTATATTTTAAACTCAAAGTTATTGTTAGTGTATGTCTTACTCCAGACTTATTAATATAAGGAACAGCTATACTAATTCCTCGCATTTCGCTAGGCGCAATTTGATAAACTAGGCCATTGCTAATCCTGTAATAGACTCTAAATGCACCAGAGGGCAAATTTCCGTAAACACCATCGGAGAATGCTAGGTCAACTCTGTCATTTTCTTTAGTGATTACCGAATATATATTTCTAATGTTGGATTCAATACTGTTATAAGAAATATTGTTTCCTATCAAAGACGATACCTTAGTCCATTCATTTAACTGTGCGCCTAATGAGTTTAATGAGTACAGCCAAATATCGTCATTATTGATATTGTTACTATCGATGGCTATTAATTCGTTAGTTGTAGGTACATCTATTGAAAAATCTGCAAGTTCTAAACTGCCTTGTTTAAACATTAAGAAAAATCCAGTGTTTGAACTAGTGCCGCCTTTTCCATCATTCCTATATACAAATCCTAGTTGATTACCAGGTACTGGTGGTTCTTCATACAATTCTTCTTTGCCTTTGAACCCTGTACTAACTAATTCAAACGTCATACTTCTTCCAGCAACGATCTTTGTAAATGTAAAGATTGGCACATCGGTTGATGCTGTTCTAAATCTATATTGGTCTGTAGCAATGTCGTCAATTACAGATGTGCCTTGACTACGACCAAACACTGTATTATCAGCCATTGATGCATTTAATACAGTGATAAATTGTTCAGCCCAGTTAGAATTAGTAGGGTCATTCCACACAATAGTCTGTTGAGCAAGATTTTTTCCGTTGTTGTCTAGAACCGATTCGGTAGTGCTTACAGTATCAAACTTCAATAACCCTTTAGATGCGATATTTCTTTTGGCATTATAACTAAGCATTTTTGCAAGACGTAGAACACTTTCTTTGCGTTCGGCTAATTCAATAAAGTTTTCTCTACTGGCTAGGTCTATACGAAAAGCAAGACTTTGTCCTAAAAATGCAATTGCATCAATTAGTGCTAGATATTCAGAACTTTCAATGTAGTCGTTAAAATCTTCAGGATAGTTTTCACGGAAATAGGCAATAATAACTCTACGAAGATTTTCAAAGTCGTAGCTTTTGAAGTCAGCACTTTTGAAAGTCTGATAGATTCTAGTCCAATCTTCATTTAAGATTAAGTTATTTTGTCTAGAGGTTGTGGTCATATTTTTCTATCCTATCGTGTATTTAACTAAAAAATAAAGTGGTCAGTTTATAAGTTTATTTTCTCTATCGAAGTTAAAGGACATGCGTTCGTTGATGTTAAAAGGAATATATGTTATATCTGCTTCTATTCTAATTCCCATATCAGTGCTGTCAATTAACACTCCGTTGATAGCAATCCTAGGATCGTAGTTAATAATTTGTTCAACATCTTCTGTAATTAATTTTTTTACTTCTTCTGTGAATTGTTCAAATAACAAATCCCAAATAACTGTTCCAAAGTCTGGATTCATTAATTTCTCACCTTTACGAATATAAAAATGATTGATAATGTCCTGTTTTACTAAAGCAATATCGTTGAGTTTAAAAGATGATTTTGATTCTTGAGAACTAAATCCTTTATAGGTAAATGCAGAAGTATTGGCGTTTCCAGCACTAGCAGTCATCGACGCTACTGATTTTTTATTATATATTTTTGCCATTTTTATGTTTCCCTATCAGTGTTGGTTGGCGTTAATTGTTTTGGAGCTTGGTTTTCATGCAATGTCCACGGTTCGTGCATTGGTATCCGTTTCATTATACTTGTTGCAGTTCCTGTTTGATATCGTTTTTTATTGCCCCACTGTCCGCTAGAACTAGTTTTAGGATTAACGTGTGTTTTCAGTGGCGAGGCAGGTGCTGCTGCTACTGCTAGTCCGGAATTTAAATTAATATTACCGCCGTCAATATTGGTACCTGATGATTTAATGTTAGTTGCTCCGCCTGAAGATAACTTGGTACCCGATCCGGACACTAGATCAAATCCAGCTCCTACAGTAATTTTACCGTCAGCGGCAGCAATTATATTCACGCTTCCAACTGATTCTAATTGCATTTTTCCACCGGCAGCTTTTATGTTAACATTTCTACCTGCTTCAAAATTAATGTCTCTGTCGGCTCTAAAATTTAAATCGTTTTCAGTATGGATGGAGATGCTGTCTTCGGCATAGATGTCAATTTTACCGTTGCTGGTTAATTCTATCCATGTAGTACCTTTAGAATTTCCAATGTAGATCAAATCTTCACTATTGTGCATCAACAGTTGATGTCCAGTACGTGTTCGTATTCTAACATATTCGTTGTAAGGAATATCGACGTTGCCTTTTTCTTTCTTGCTAACATCAGCATATGACACAGGGCCTTCGCCTGCAGGCGTTTTTCTAATATATCGATCGTCGCCGTCATCCATTACTAGGGTAGTCCCACCTAGTCTACTTGCAGGTAATTGCACAGGACTTTTGCTTTGAGAGCTACCAATAAATTGTTTCTTAGCATTTGTGCTGCGGTCAAACGGTCCGGGGGTGCTGATACCAAACACTGAATTAGGAATCATACGTCTACTACTAGAAGTAGTAACTCCGCGGACATCATCTTCTAAGAGGCCCTGTTTAAGAAATCTATCAGCAATAGGATGTATGGCTTTTTTAATTTTTTCAGTATTGGTGCCTTTTTCAAGCGTGTTTGCTTTCCTGTTCATTTCCGCTACAGGTAACGGTTGTGTTGTATCGTATTTCTTTTTTTGTTCAGGCGTTGCTGCAAACTCAGATGCTCCGCTAATTGCCGGCATCATTTGATTCATAAATCTACTAGGAATACATCCTATAAAGTATCCTTCTGATACTTCACCATTGATAAAAGCCACTAAAACTGTAGTTCCTATTTCCACTGTAGGAAACCACATGCCATAGGCCTGTTGAGTATCGTGAAAATCAGTTAAATTAAGACCCATGTTTTCATAGGCAGTAATACCATAAAAAGGGCTAGCGTACTTTACCGGATATGATTGTCCAGTGTCTCCAATGTCATTTCCGTTTTCTCTAAGCAAGGTAACTTCTAATCCGCACATGAACGATGGATCTAAGTAGCTTACAACTTTAGCCAACAAAATGCCAACAGGTAATTTTTTGCCTCCTGGCCTTTCTGGTGAACGTTTTTCTTGTGCCATGTTATGTCCTTGTTAACTACTTGTTTTTATGTTTGTCATTATATTTTAATGCGGGCTAATGCTGCCGCACCTACATTATTACCAACAGTTGCTGATATGTTTTGTGCTTGTTCTTCGCTTTGACCAGAGGCACGTGCCTGTAGATAAGCTGATACTCTAGCTTCTTGTTGCTCGGCTCTAAGGTCAATGTTAATAGTTCTTCCTGTTCCGGCAGCGGCAGCTTCTTCTCCGGGAATGCCTACACCTGTTGCTGCACTTGTTGAATTACCGCCGGCGGCATTTGCTCTCATAGCTGCTCCTAGGTCTGCATCTTCTTGATCAGCTGCATTATCAAACACACTAGTTTTAGGTTTCTCTTCTTTTGTTGTATCGTACATAACACTGTTTTCTCCAGCAATCTTAACTTGACCTTCATAATCAATAGACTGAAAAGGTTGACGGGCTAAGTCTAATGTTTGTGTAAATACCCCTCCTGAGAATTTATTCTCTACGGATTTCACTTTATAGATACCACTAAACGGTGTAGGTTTGCCGCTGTTGGGAAAATTGTATAGGCCGCCTTTTCCGGTAGTTCCTAAGTTGGGCTCAACTGGATTACGCCATGTAATATAGATAAAAATTTCACTGCCTTCCCAATTCATTGCACCGTCTGCTTTTATTTGACTGTTAGGTCCATATTCTGCAAGATAATTCGAGTTAATTCCGCTGTCCGATAAAAAGTAAAGATCACCCAATATATCCATTTTTACATCTATCATATCCATAGATCTAGTAAACGATTGGTTAAAGTTATCGGCTACCATTTGCTCAACTGTCTTCTCTCCAGTAGCTGAAGCAAACGATAACAACGGATGCGGCTTCACTGGTGCTGAGCCATTTACAGAAGTCGCACTAGTAGGAGCATCGCCTTCTTTTATTTCTGCCTTAGAAGTTTTTTCATCATTGGTATTCTGTTGATCCTTGTTGGCAATTTTATCATTATTTTGTAAAGGTGTTGGAGAAATAGCTGTGAAAAACTGTCCATTAAATTGTAAATCAAATTTTAAAATATTGTTGTTCTGGCCTGTATACAAATAGTCATAGCGTTTAGCTATGATTTGTTGTAATTTTGCTTCACCAGCAGTAGCACTAGTTGAATTTGAAAACACTGCTGCACTGACTTTGAAGGGTACAACTCTATAGATGTATTTTTTTGCTCTTACATTACGCTTAGAATCAAAATCTAAAAGTTGAATTTGCACATCAATTCTGAACCAATCAACTTCGCCGTCTTTGATATTTTCTCCTTTAACCGCTTTAACACAATACTCCGAAGAAAGTAGCACTCGAACAATGGCTTCTGTAATTTTTGTACCTTGAGGAAAATTTACAGCTCTCTGTTTAGGATCAATAGTCATGTTGTCTCTTACTATATTTCCCTGCTCGTCAACTACATCCCCTGCCAATTTAAAATTATAATTACCGCCAGATGTTTCTGAAAATCCCATACTGGCTTTTCCGATGGCTCCAAATCCAAACGATTCGGCTTGTGATTCTCGTCTAGCAGTGTCAATCTTTTGAGTTTTTTGAGCCTTAGGGTCGGCCATGGCTTTTAACACTTCGGTAGAAGTTCCGCCATCTAAGCCAACCTTATCACTTTCGTTAAAAGGAAATACTACCTCGTAAAGGTCTGGATAAATTGCCTGCCCATCTGCTACTCTTTGTAATTGTATTTTATTAAGTTCACTGCATATACTCTGAGGTCCAGAAATCAACACCTCGCTAACTGTCATGCCTGTAGCATTCATGTCATTAGGAAACACATTAACAAGATCACTAAATCCAGTATGGTGCATGGGAGAAGCTTCTACGTTGTATCTGCTGCCTGCTTCGTCAACTTTAAATTCAATCTTAGTAATCTTAATTGTAAAATATTTTGTTAATTCATCTTTTCCTGCATACATAGACCCGTCATCTTTAGATCCCTTTATTTCAAGTTTAAGAAGGTATGGACAATCATTTAGATAGGTAGGGTATCCTGCATTTATAGCTGCCGCTTGTAGACTTTGTAGGAATAAACCTAGTGAATAAGGTTCGAATACTTCAAACTTAAATCCAGTGACGTTGGTATTTCCAGCATTAGCAGTACCGCCAAGAGACGTAGCCATTGTGACATTGTCAATATAATACTCCGGAGCTCCGTAGGCTGTGTTTACTCGTTGTTTATCCTGTCGTCCACCAGACGAAATTACAATATTCTGTAGTGCGGCAGGAGAACCCCTGTAGGTTCTAGGATCATTAAATTGATTTGGTGTTAAGCAGCACAAAGTCCATAGAGGAGTATACGATGCAAATTGTTCTAGCACATTATCATATGGCGGGCCGCCTGCTGGAGGTTTAATTGCTCCAAATGCTTTTAATAAAGGAGTTAATCCAGGATTAGAAACTACGTCAGCAATTTTAGACACATTAAATGTAGCTGCCGAGTCGCTGATAGACTTAGTGATATTCTTAACAGTGCCAATGGCTAGATTAGATGTTGATGCAATTTGAGATATTGCACTAGTAGCTTGACCGATTGCCTGTCCTATATTCCTAAAATCAGGCATATTAAATTCCAATAAATCTTTCTATATTTGATTTCTTTGGACAGTAAATTACTGTTCCGGGAGCAAAATCATATATTGGATCTTTGATTGTTTCCATATTACGTTGTACAAATACCCACCAAAGTTGAGCATTGCCGTATAGATCAAACGCTAATAAATCAGGTCTATGTTTGTATTGATTTTCAATGGTATATTGATAGTCGTCTGCTTCAGCAGGCACGGGTCGAATAGCCAACAGGTCTAGATACAAATTGTTCTGTGGAGTATTATAATAGGGAGATACTTTTTGATATTTGGCCATATTAGATGAATCCTTGACCTGCTACAATATTTCCGTTGGCATATTGTGTAAGATTAAATTGTCTCAATCGTGTTCGATTATAGATTGGAGAAACTGTCACAGATATTGTGCTCATTGCAGGCACCCATGTAGGTGCGCCACCTTTAGTGTATTTTATATAAGATACATCATCTTTAAAATCTACTGTAAAACTTTTTACTATAACCGGTACACCAGAAAACACCCTAGCACCATACCCTGATAGATTACAAATTATTGGAGGGTTTCCTTGATTAGGCCCTGTACCATAAAACATCCTAGTGGCTGTTTTTAAAAAAGTAGTGCCTTCAATCCAATAACCAGCATCTAATTCACTTTCAACAGAAAACTCTCCGGAGATAGTGATATCATCTATTTGACTGTTTTTGTAAGCATAGAACGGTTGTAGGTTATGCGTTGGATCTATTTGAGTATAGTTGGCTTTTGAGGATACAGTAATTGACGGAAGATAGGGCCAAACAAAACCGCCTGTAGCAGAAAGTCGACTGAATGCACTACCAAACAGACCAAAATTTGCATTTAATTTTACACGCCAGTCTTCTGCTGAACCAGTTTCTAATTTTACAAAGGCCCCTTCCTGACTAAATAATTCTGCACCGCTAGGCAGATTTTTTCCTCTTGCCATACTTAATAAATTATTAACCATGCCAGCTGCTGACGAAACTGAAGTAGCTAGTGAAGCAATGCCGCCAAGGCCACCACTGGATAATCCTAACTTGTTCAAACTTGCACCAATTGCTGCGCCAGCATTACTTATTGATCCTGCTGCGCCACCTAACTGGCCTGCAATACCACCTAATGCTCCGGTAGCGTTTGACGCTAGACTTTGTATAGTGCTGCTAACTCCACCTAAGGCACCTGTAATACCGCCAAGTGCGCCGGTAGCTTGTCCTAATGCTCCTTTAGCGTCATTCAAAAAAGTATTAGCCGACGCTGTCATGCCGTTTAAACCGCTGCCAATTTCGCCGCTTAAACGACCAACAGTTGAGTCTAGGTTAGATTTTAAAGCAGCAAAATTATCACTTTTTAGTGCGCCGCTGGCAGCATCTGCTGCTGCACTAACTTGAGACGACACGCTGGAAACTAATTTTGCCAAAGGGTTAATAGATAGTGACATTTTGAATGATTATTCCTTGTATACTCTATTTATTCTTGACAAAATATGCTATTATATTAACTACTGGAGAATTCTATAACAATGACAATAATGCCCACTCAACCTCCCAAGATCAAGTATCTTACTAATAAGGATTTACTAAAAGAAATTCATCTAAGTAAAAACACCTATTGTTCCTATACTGATCCTGCATATGGAGATTATGATCTAATAATTTCAAATTTATCTAAAATTAATATTAGGTCAATTGCCGATGCTAAACGTAGCAGAGCAATAAAAATAGGTAAAAAAAATCACGAAATTGCACAGTCAGGCGGAAAGAAAATTCCAGCTAAAGAATTTGAAGTTGACTACAAAACTATTAAAAAAACTGACGTTGTTTTTAGGGTTATGACCTTTGATCACATACCGTTGGCTCCTGGTCGCAAAAAGACTTTGAAAAATACCGCAGACAGTCACGACAAGGTGAACTTTCCTCCGTTCCAACATTGGAAGTTTGATGACAATAACAATCTTATATGTGTAGGTAAAAGTCATTGGAAGGGAGATTTAGACACTGGCTCATTTAACAAAGAACATGGTCAGATGACTAACAATCTAGCTCGTATGTTTTTAAAACTCTGCGAGCGATATGCCACAAGAGGAAACGTTCGCGGGTATACTTACAATGATGAAATGCGTGGGCAGGCTATTCTCCAGTTGACACAAATTGGTCTACAGTTTGACGAATCGAAATCAGATAATCCGTTTGCCTATTATACTGCCGCAGTGACTAACAGTTTTGTTAGAATTATCAATATTGAAAAACGCAATCAAAATATTCGAGATGACATTTTAGAAATAAACGGAATGAATCCAAGTTGGACTAGACAGAACGCTGCGGGCAAAGGTGGGGCTAGTTATGGTCCGGTTAGTACTACTCCGGTGGACGGCGGTGATTGGGATTGATCTCACCTTGTTTACCTGTTATAATAACTAAGGAGATCCTATGTCACTATTTAAAAAAGTAGCCTGTTTTACCGATATTCATTTTGGTCTAAAGTCTGGTAGTCGTACACATAATCAAGATTGTGAAGATTTTGTTTCTTGGTTCTGTGAGACTGCTAAAAAAGAAGGTTGTGAAACTGCAATCTTTCTAGGCGATTGGCATCATAATCGTAGTACTACCGATGTTAGTACTATGAACTATACTGTGTCCAACTTAGAAAAACTAAGTCAGTCGTTTGAAAAAGTCTATTTTATTCTAGGCAATCACGACTTGTTCTACAAGGACAAGCGTGAGATTAACTCTGTTGAATTTATGCGACTGTTTCCAAATGTAGTTCCTATTAAGGAAACGTTGACAGAAGGCGATGTCACTATTATGCCTTGGTTGGTAGCTGACGAGTGGAAAAACATTCCCAATATCAAAAGCAAGTATTTGTTTGGACATTTAGAATTGCCCAGCTTTTACATGAATGCTATGGTGCAAATGCCGGATCACGGACAAGTACAAAGTAGCCATTTTGTTAACCAAGAATATGTGTTTACTGGTCACTTTCACAAGCGTCAACACAATAGAAACATACATTATATTGGCAATGCGTTTCCGCACAATTATGCAGATGCAGGCGATGATGATCGAGGTATGATGATGTTAGAGTGGGGAGGTACGCCGGAGTTTAAAACATGGCCAGGGCAACCTGTATACAGAACATTTAAATTGAGTCAGATCATTGACAAACCCGACGACCTGCTGAAAGAAAAAATGCATTGCCGCGTCACAATCGATTTGCCAATTAGTTTTGAAGAAGCTAATTTTATTAAAGAAACATTTGTTCCTCAATACAATCTTCGAGAACTTATGTTAATACCAGAAAAGGTAGAAGTAGATGCACAATCTACTCCAATTGATATCAATTTTGAAAGTGTTGACACTATTGTTATGAATCAAATCAATGCCATCGACAGCGATGCATTTGACAAAGCTCTTCTATTAGACATTTATAATAACCTATGATAAAGATTAAAGATTTAACCGTTAGAAATTTTATGAGCGTTGGAGCTCAAACGCAGGCTATTACATTTGACAAAGGCCAGTTAACCCTTGTACTAGGTGAAAATCTAGATCTAGGTGGCGACGACAGCGGTGCTCGTAATGGTACTGGTAAAACTACAATCATCAATGGTCTCAGCTATGCTATCTACGGCAATGCTCTAACTAATATTAAAAAAGATAACCTTGTTAACAAAATTAACAACAAGGGTATGTTATGTACAGTTAGTTTTGAAAAAGACGGTGTTGATTATCACATTGAGAGAGGTCGTAAACCTAATGTCCTAAAGTTTAGTGTTAACGGACACGAACAATCTTCATTAGAAACTGATGAAGCTCAAGGCGATAGTAGAGAAACACAAAAGGCTATTGAAGAAGTTTTTGGTATGACTCACGATATGTTTAAACATCTTGTGGCTTTGAATACCTACACTGAACCTTTCTTGTCAATGAAGGCAGCTGACCAACGTGCTATTATCGAACAGTTGTTAGGTATTACACAATTAAGTGAAAAAGCCGAAGCATTAAAAGAACAAATTAAAAATAGCAAAGACTCTATTGCTACAGAAAATACAAAAATTGAAACAATTAAAGTGTCTAATGATCGAATTCAACAGAGTATTGAATCGTTAGAACGCAAACAACGGTTATGGGAAGAACAACACGAAACAGCTCTTGCCAATTTAACCAAAGCAATAGAAAAACTATTAGATATTAACATCGACGAAGAAATTGCCAATCAACGATCGTTAATTGAATGGACAAAAAGCAAAAAAGAACGAGATAGTCTAACTGCTTTGATTGCTAAACAAACTAGTACTCTAGAACGAGAGCAAAAAAATCTAGACAAGTTAGAGCGAGAGTTAACAACTCTAGCAGATCATAAATGTCATAGTTGTGGTCAAGACATTCACGATGTCAAACACGACGAGATGATGACTGCCAAAGTTAAACAGGTTGAAGAAAGTCAAGGACATTTAAAAACTCACAGCGAAGAACTAAGCGAACTCAACGAGGCGATTAGTTTAATTGGTGAACTAGGTGCGTGTCCAAGTGTAATTTACGACAATTTAGAGCAAGCACTAAATCATAAAAATACTCTTAGCGGATTAGAACGTGATCTAGAAGTAAAGGTCGCTGAAAATAATCCCTACATTGAACAGATTGACGAATTACGCAACACAGCGGTACAAGAAATTAATTTTGATAATGTAAACACATTGGTTAGGATTAAAGAACACCAAGAATTTTTACATAAACTGTTGACTAATAAAGATTCGTTTATTCGCAAGCGTATCATTGATCAAAACTTAGCCTATTTGAATCAAAGATTGACCTATTATCTCGATCGCATTGGACTTCCACATACAGTTGAATTTCAGAACGACCTTACTGTTATTATTACCCAGTTAGGTCAAGACTTAGACTTTGACAATCTGTCACGCGGTGAACGCAATCGATTGATATTATCGATGTCATGGGCATTCCGCGATGTATGGGAAAACCTATATCAAGCTATTAACCTACTATTCATTGACGAACTAGTAGACAGCGGTATGGATGCAAGTGGTGTTGAAAGTAGTATTGCTGTTCTTAAGAAGATGACTCGTGAACGCAACAAAAATGTGTTCTTGATTTCACATAGAGACGATTTAACCAGCCGTGTTAATCATGTTCTTAAGGTGATCAAAGAAAACGGATTTACTAGTTATTCAACAGATGTGGAGATTGTTGATTGACTACAGAAAGCCACGACAAAATGATTGCTGCTTTTCAGGAATATTTTAAGTGGCAGGAACGATTTGAATATAAAGGCTCAGACGAAGCAGGCATTAAGGCACGATATTGGCTAAGTGAAATACGCAACGAAGCAAGCACCCGCAGGGTAGAAATACAGGCAAAGCGTGAAGAACGCAAAAGATCCAGAAAAGGCATGATAGGAAGGCCCAAGACAATAACTAAGTGAATGTCATGGTATTATGAAAATCAGTTAATAGAAGAGCTACCCGAAACTTGCGTAGGATTCGTTTATCTTATTACTAATAATATTACTGGCAGGAAATACATAGGCAAAAAACTAGCCAAATTCTCAAAAACTAGCTACAAAACAGTAAAACTCAAAAACGGCAACAAGAAGAAAAAGAAGATACGTTCTAAAATAGACAGCGATTGGCGTGATTATTACGGGTCAAACGTTGAATTAAGCAAGGATGTGGAACAATTAGGCAAAGAAAATTT